AATCTCATTTCATGCTCCTTAGTTTGTATTAGTTACCCTACACTCAGGAGTATATAGATGTTTACAACCATTGTCAAGCATTTACAAAATAAGGGTATTGGCACTGGGTTACTTTTCAGGGACTTTTTGGTGACTTTTTCGTGACCTTTTGGACACTCTAGGCACGATTGTCAAAAGTTTACAAATCTTTACATAAGATGATGTAGCATACTGCTAACAATTTGCATCGCTAAATAGGGGCATCTCCGTGCGTTCTGGGGGGTATGCGATTTTAGGGTTGTGTCGATAAAAACCGAAAGTAGAACACATATACTACTTTAGCGGAAAAACGCCAATTTGATGCCTCTACGTGCGTTGTGGGGGATTTAGGCACGTATTATGCTAGTCGGAAGTTCTCTCCGACTTGCAATGCCGACAGACTATCCTTGTTCCCTTAAATGCGTTCTTTGCAAGGAGCCTGTTGCATCCAACACAGCGGAACTCTGGCTTCCCTTCAAGACCGTCATTGAGGATTGCCTTAGACCTGTACCGTACAACACAGCGGCAATTCGGATGAGCAGGAATCGTGTCATGCCCTGATGGGAATGGGTCTGCCATAGCTATCCAACCAACCGACTCATTCTCCAGACATATATCGTCAACACCCCCAGAAGTTGTCCACCGCTTCTCGTCCCTGCCCTGAGCTATTGCCGCACCCTTCTGTCCCTGTCCAAGCGCATTAGCACTCTCTGTACGTGCTATCAACTTCGCCCTTTTACTGCTGAACTGGAAGTCCTCCTTGATGCGCTTTGTCATACTGCCAACGCTGTCACCCTTAGAAACCCCATCAGCAACTATCTCCCTGAGCCTTGCTCTGGATGTCTCAACAACATTATTGACCATGTTCGCAGACTGCTCCCTTGCCCATTCCCCTGCTATCTGCTGTACCGTCTGGGGATTGGTAGGGAACTCCGCAACAAACGATGTCGTAAAAGCCTTGCCAAGCTCCTCTGCCACCTCATCCCCATACTTGGCTAACCAGTTCCAATCAATCCCATCAAGGTCAGCAACATCAATCTTCTTGCGAATATCCATTACTCAAGCTCCTCAAGATAGGCAATTATCTCGTCTCGTTCCTTCGCTAATCTCCGTGTCCAGTTGGATGCCATAGCATCTTCTTCTTCATTGATATCATCATCCCTGATATCGCTAGCCGCCTTCTGGAATATCCCATCAGCACCCAACGCAACAGGTGTTGGTGCAGGAGCAGAAAAGAACTCCTCACCACCCTCATCAGCCTCACCTAACCCCAACATAGCCCGACCTTCATTGCGTGTCAGTAAGCCGTTCTTGTAGCCTTCCTGAGCTATCTTTGAATTGAGGTCACGGTTCTCTGGGGTCGGGTCCTCATAATCAAAGAATAATGTCTTGTCTATTGCATGAACCAGACGTTCGTTCAGAGCCTGCTTTATCCGCTCCAGTCTTGGCTTCATAAGATATCGGCTGAAGGTGATATCACCTGCCTCAGCATTAGCCCTGTTTACCATCTCAGCAACACCCATAACAGCAGTCGGAATACCAAACGCACCAAAGATAATATCCCTGTTCAGCTTCCTCAACTGCTCCATCTGCATATCCCTGACACTGTACTTCCTGTCCACCCAGTGACCACGCTCCAATATCGCAACCCTGTGGGCGTTTGCGACGCCCTGATGTTGCTCTCCCCACCTCTGAACCAACCGCTCCCAGTCTTGGTCGTTCATAGATTCCTCAAACTCAATAACCCCACTTGGGGCGGCTCCGTTCTGAAAGAAGTTCCGTGTCCACTGGGCTGACATCTGCTCAGACCCCAAATCCATCATCATACTGGCAACAGTACCAATACCCCTGTAAGGGTCAATAGGACTGGGTCGCTTTATGAATACAACATCACTCTTTTCCAGTGGTATCTGCGTCGTCCCTATCTGGTAAATATAACCAGAAATATAATCAGTAGGATGGGGAACAGGTCGTATCCTGTCAGGTCTGATGTTCCATATCTCCACAGGTCTGCGGCTCTTGTTCCGAACAATCAACCACCATGTCTCTCCAGTCAATTCAAAATGCTGAATACTGGTTTCAAGGAACTCATGCCGTGTCGTAAATGGATTCACAAACCCCCACAAATCTAACAAGGGATGCCGTTCCACTCTCCTAGACTCACCATCTGGCATCATCCTGAAAAGCCCCCAAGGAACTGCGGCAGTGGAAGAAGCTATCCTGTCAATCACAGCAAAAAGCCATGACGTAGATGTCATGGCTTGCATCTGGGATAGGTGGTTGGTCCCTGAAGATAAACCACTACCAAGAATATTAGCATTGGTTCCTATCGACATCGGTGGTCTTTCAGTGTTTGCCTTCTCAGGGAATATACTACTCAGCAGACTCCTGTATCCAGAACTAATGAGCGTCATTGATTACCCCTTCCTGCTGACAATCCCTGTGCGATTATAACCATGAGAATGCCACACACAACAACAGATGCTATAGGATTGAGAATCCACAAACCACCGACAATCATACCAATACCAGACAACTCTATCAATGTCGGAAGTAATCTTCTCCTGAAATCATAACCCACCCTGAACCGCAATCGTCCCATCATAACGTCAGCCACCTCATATTTGGTTTGCCCTTCTGGGATAGTTCTGTCAGCCCCCAGACCAAAGCATCTAACCTGTCTGGACTGCTTGGACTTTCAGGAGTCCAAGACACCATCTGTTCCTCAAGCTCCATCAGGTTAGTAACGTGGAACACCTTGGTCTGTTCATACAATGCGGATATCGGCTCCGCTCTCATCTTCTTGCCCCTGCTAGCATGGACCGCCGTATACGGTATATTCTTCTGTATCGTCTTGAGCGTAAAGCCAATCATATCCCCACCATTGTTCACTTCGCCAATAATCCTGTCAGCACTATGAACCTCATAGGCTTCTATCGCCTTCTTAGCCCACTCATCAGGACTGTACTTGCCACTGTAATCAGCAAGGACATAGAACATATCATCAGACCCCCTACCAACCACAACGATACCTGTCTCGTCAGAGTCCTCAGTCTTTGTCACAGCAGGGTCTATAGCAACAACAATCCTATCCAGTTGGGGTATCTCGCTGTCCTGAATATTGTGAATCATTGACCATGTCCACAACGCTCCCTGTACATCATCCAACCACTCAGCCATTATCTCCTGCCGCCCTATTCTGGTCCCACCGTACTGCTGTCTCAATCTCTCCTGTACAGACTCACTCAGGTTAGGGTTATCGAATGTGGTAGCCTTGATGGTTGCTGTTGTTTCTAACTCTGATAACTTCCTGACAAAGTCTCTGTTCTTTGGTGTCGTTGTACATATCGCTCTGGGATGCTCACCAAGCCTCAAACCGAACTGAGCCTGATGCCATGATGCCTCATTCCATAACGCTAACTCATCAGCCCATATCAGCGACCATTGCGGACCGTTCCATCTGGCAGGCTCCTCGCTTCCCATGAACTTCACATAGCCACCATCAACATGATGAGCCTCACCAATGGAGCGGTTATAGCTGAACTCGTCTGGTGCTAGGTTGATGAGTCCTGTCACCCCCTCAGCACAGACATCTCTGGCATCCGCTATAGTCGGTGCGCCTATCCCAACTCTTGCCCTTCTCCCCATACTGCGGAGATGGTTTAGAACATAGTGAGTACCTGCCATAGTCTTACCACTACCACGCCCCCCTAGAAGCAACCAGACATCCCAATCTCCCTCTGGTGCTACCTGATGGGGCAGAGGCTCCCACTTACCTGATAAGTCGTTCCATATGTCCCTAGCAGAAAGAAGGCTAACTCTTGATGGATTCATTAGTTATGCACTCACTCCAAATCGTTCTTGGGCTAACGCATCAATACGTTCCATGAATAGTTGAGCTTCTGGATTGTTACCATGTACATCCCTGTACACTTCCAGTATGTCCCTCAATGCTTGGTTCCACGACACCATATCAACACGTACTCTGGCTTCTAACTGCTTAGGTGCATCTATACCCCACAGGTTGCGTCTGCTCTCCTCAATCTTCAAGGCTACACCAGTATGCTCTAACGACTCACCAGTAACCACCCTACCCCATATTGGCTGAAGCATCCTGTTGAGCTTTTCATCCTGCTCCACCCTCAGAACCTCAACACCTTCAGACTGGTTCTTCGCTGTCTCACGAAACTCCCTCTGGACCGCCTTATAGGCTCCAGATGCCCCTGCATAGCCCACCTGCTCAGCTATCTCCTGATAGTTGAGTCCTGCCATCCGCAAGTCAATTGCCTGTTGCGACTTCTGTCTCGCTTCTATGCTCCTTCGGCTTCCTGCCATAGTTCTCTTAGCCATTGTGCCTAT